TCACCTGCAATAACAGGGTTTTACCCAAAATACTATTTTCTTCGGGGAGATTTTCCCGATTGGGGGGCGGGGTCTGGGGGGGCGTTGTTTGGAAAAAAACGGCTAATAACAGGTCCAATGTACCCAACCTCCATGTTTTACCGTAAGTAGCCATGCTGATGCGTAAACGTTAGCTATGGGGTTAAAGGGTGATGCGCCAGGCATACCTATGGCTTCTGCTCGTGCTTCCCAATATGGTGGCGCTAGGTGTTGCATTAAACCGCTAGCTGTTGATATTGGGTTCTTTGCGTTAGTGTCTCCCATACTTTCGCATTGCATAACGCGTAAGAATGTATCGGTTTGTTCGGGTATGCCGTAATCTTCTAGCGCTTCGTAGACTAGTGGCCGCCATTGTTCTACCTGATAAGGGTAGTTGCCTGTTTCTTGTGGCATTATTTGTACTGGTGCGGTACAGATTAGCCAACCTACTAGAGCTTTAATAATCATAGGCCACACATTCCTTCACATTCGTTGTCGAATAGTGTCCCTTGCCCGCGTTCTTCTTCGGTGCTTAGGTCTACTTGATCTAATGGCTTACAGCTTTTATGTAAATACATTTCGCTATCTAATTTTGTTTCTATTGTGCGTAATGCTTTATCAAATTCTATTACGTCGGCCCATTCGGTAGGGTTTTGCTTTATTCGCCGCCATTCGTGATCGCTGTGATATGGACACCCTATACAGGCGCTTCTAGGTGCGGTGTATCCATGTTTCTTAAGCCATGCTAGGCAGTCGGTGCGCTTCATGCGTAAATCGAGTAGTGGGAACTCGTTAGTTATGTATTTGTGTTTGTTGTCTTTAGCTCGTTGTATTTCGTCTACGCTTATGCCCATTAGGTTTATTATTTCGCCGTGTTCTTCTTTCCATTGTTTACGGTATTCGATGCCTAATAGTTCACGTTGTTTTTTTAGTATGGGCGCTAATTTGTATTCTTGTGTGCATTGTCTTAGCGCTAATCCTGTACCGCCGTTTTCGTGTTTCATGTGAAACGGCATACTTGCGAACCGGCCAGGACTTAACGTATCTTGCCTTATGTTTCCGGCTGAAACCTTATGTACCTTAATACCTGCATTCTCCATAATTGGAGTTAGCCACTTTAGATGATCGTAAACTTCTTTAGGTTCCCACCCTGTATCCGCAAATATGGCATGTTCTACTGTCTCTATTTCACCATGTACAGCTAATAGCGCTAGCGTCGTCGATTGAACGCCGGCCCCTAACGACAACATACGCGTTTGTTTCATAACCACGCCATAAGACAAGATCTACAACGCCACCTAACATCTTTATATTTCGCCTGGTATTCCTTCGAAACCCTGTATACATCGCCGCATTTACCGCACATTAACGTAAATACTTCTTCTTCGTTATCTGCCATTATTCTTTAATGCCTTTCTAGCTTCTGATAAGTGTTTTTTATAGTCACTTTCTATATTTAATGGTTCTTGTTCATTGGTTATTGTTCTGTTGTCCTCTGGTGGGTATGGGGGCTGTTCACTGGTGGATACCCCCTTGTTCTTTGTGACACCCTTAGCGTTATCTTCCACAGGTGTGTATATCACTGTGTATAGGTTAGTTGTTTGCCCTTCGTTGTTGGGTTTATGCCGTTGCTGTACTTGTAAAGCTCCAACGAACATAAGCTCTTTTATGTGCCTTCTAACACTACTAACGCTCATATTGCATTTAATAGCTAACGTACGGTGGCTAGGCCATGCCGGGCGATCTCTACCGGCCATATCTGCCAAACATGCGTACACGCGTACAGCTCCGCTAGTAAGGCCTTTATGTTGTATAACCCATCGTGGCACCATACTAAACGGTGGCATTTCTGTTTTTAGTTCGTTCATATCTTCGTTTTTTCCTCATCTAAACCAGTTAATAACAGCCATACGCCTGCCAATGCTAGAAAGTTAGCGGCTAAAAACGCTTCGGTTTGATCGGGCACTAAACGCTGATACGAGCTTATTTGTAACCATATAAACACGCCTATGCCGGATATCCATTTAAGTTTGTTTAGCATTATTCGGCCTCTAGTTCTGCTTGTTCTTGTTCGTCTGCTCGTCGTTGTAACGCTCGTTCTAGGTCGTAATGCTCCGTGTAAAGCTCCAATCCGATGCCCACCCGCATACAGCACCTTTTGATGCCGTCGCTGATAGCCATCTTAAGATTTAAGGCGTTGTTATCGCCTGGTCGTTCACACTCGCCGGCTTCTTCAATAACGACTTGTTCTAAATCGATAATAAAGCGCATTTCGAGTATTACGCCCTGTATTACGTTGCCTTCTGGTGCGTGTATTATTTTTACTACGCGTTGGCTGGTTGGCCCTAATTTCGCTAATAACGCCTGCTGACAGTCTCCATGCGAAATGTATTTAGCGTCATAAGATACGCCGGGTTTCTGGGCTATCCATTTATCTGGTAGCCGTTTAGATAAGTCTAGTAGTTGTATCATTGTGTAGCCTTCTTTCTTTGCTGGTACATGTTTGCTTGATGTTGCGCCCAAACCGTCTTACATTTACTACATAACGGCTGGTTCGCTCTTTGGTGTCGTCTAGCGGCGCCTATAGTGCCGCAAGGTAACAATTTACGAGGCATAAACGCCCCCTTCTGTAAGTATTTCTAACGCTAGGTGCGCTTGTTGTGGTACTACTCCGTTACCTAACATTTTTAGTTGCGCTGATCTGCTTAAGCCTAAAGCTGTAACGTGACCTTCTGGTAAGCCCATAAGCCATTCTACGAATAAAGGGTTTACGCCTTTTTCGTCTACTGGTATAGGGGCCTGGCGGTTTATGACGGTTTCCCATCTTCTAATAGCGGTTTCGTACTGTCGCCAGTTGAAAGCTTCTGTACTTCTATATTTAGGCTGTTGCCGTGTCCGTTGCCGCCGTGTTTCTGTTTCCATTTCTCCGTTAAAGCTTCCCATTGTTCGGGCGTCTTGCCGGCCCCCATATCGTTTACCACTGGGGTAGGTAGTAATTTCCCTAATTGGTCGGCTAGGTCGAACCTGTCGCCGTCTACCCTGTCCGGTCTGGGCGTCACATTCTCGGTAGCTGTTGGCGTTTTTAGTCTCGCCCCATATAAATAAGCGTTTGCGCTGGTGAGCCGCTCCGGTGTCGGAAGCCCGAATAATTCCCCATCTAAGGTCATACCCCAATCTGGTACACTCTCCAATAACTCCGGCAAATCCGATAGTAAGGTGCCCTGCGACATTCTCAAAGAATACGTAGCGTGGTCGTAAAACGCTAACGGCGTGCGCGATGTAACTAAAAATAGCTCTTTCATCTTCTTCTCCTTCTCTTTTTCCTGCCAGGCTAAACGGTTGGCAAGGGTAACCGGCGGTTAAAACGTCTATTTCGTCTTGTTGTTCCCAATTAACGGTAGTTAAATCGCCCAAATTGGGTATATCGGGGTGGTGGTGTGCTAATAGCGTGGAAGCGTTTTTATCTATGTCGCTAACGAAACGTAAATCTATTTCACTAAAAGCGGCTTTTAACCCCATTTCTAAACCGCCGTACCCGCTACATAAGCTACCTACCCGCATTTTTACGGCCCCATTCTGTTAGCTCTTGTATCTGGCCTTCATTACCTGGCGTAGTGGGTCTAGTTTCTGGTAAACCTGTTATCGGGTGGCGTCTAAAATCTACTAGCCCGGCTTCTCGTAACTCTAGTAACCGTGTAGCTATCTGATTAGTGCTAATGGGGTGTCCTGCACCGTTTAATACTTTGCCGTAAAGGTCGAACGCTGTTAAACCTTCTCTAGCCATAAACATTTGGCGTATTATCTGGTGTTTCTGCGTGCCTGATTTAACCTTCATAGCGGCCTTATGGCTAGTTTCTGGGTGGTTATGGCCCACTTTGCCGCCTATCTGCCCGCCCCATAATGTAGGTTCGTTCATTGTTCGCCCCCAAATTCTGCACGATATTGGCGCTGTATAAGGTCGATAGTGTCATACATTGGCTGTAAATAGCCGTGTGGGCGTATTAGGCCTTCTAAATACTCTACTAACTCTTGATCTATCCAACTTTGTAAAGCGTCGGTTATGTAGTCGATTAAATGATCGTCGTAGCCTCGTAGGTCTAGCTTGCTCATCGCTAGCTCTACTGGGTTTACGTCGGTAATATCTATTTCTACTGCGGTAGCGTTGTGGTTAATGGTGCATAGTAGGCGCCGTCTTTTAGGGTGGTCGTCTACTGGTTCTAACTTTATGTAAATAACGCTTCTACGCTTCATTGTCGCCTACTTGTATTTGTTCTTCGCCGTAGCTGATTACTTCAAGGTACGAGTTAGCGAAAATAGTATCTAAGAATAAACTAACGTCGCTGTTGCCGTCGCCGTAGTCGTCTACCGCTATAACCATGCTTAAGTTAATTAGATTTTTAACGTTCATGGTTTCAGTAATCGGCGTTTCTTCGTAATGAAGAATCGTTACATCGTTTAGATTACGTATGTCTGTTAATTGGTTAATAGTGGCTTTATTTGTAGCCGCTATTAGGAAATCTACTTTATGTAGGGTCTTGTAATTAGTCATTGTGTAGCCTTTTCTTGTAGCCGTTAATAACACCTTAGCACTTTCAACACCAAACGCAAGTATTGTTTATGAATCTGTTTTTTTAGTGACTCCAACGAATGCGTTATTTATTTCTTCTGCGTCTAATTTGCCGTCATCTAAAAAGGCGCTCGCCAGGCGTTGCAGTACGGTAGCTACTGAGCTTAAACCCGCGAGTAGGGCGGCGGTAGCGGGGCTTATAGATGGGTCTATTATGCTTGCACCACCTACTACTGTTAATGCGTTTACGATAAAGACACATATTACGCGGGCGGCGGTGTTTGCTAATAAGTTAAGATTCATCGTTTTTTTCTTTTCTGTAGTCGATAGCTACCCCTATTAAATGTGTAACTAAACTTATGGCGCTTATCCATACTGCCCATATTAGTACCTGATCGGTAAGGGTGATGAGAACTAAACCTACACCGGCCAAACTAAGGCTTAAATACAGTATCTCTAATGCTAAACGCTTAAACATTAACGGCCCCTTCTTCTTGTTGGGCCTGATGTCGGCCCGCCTGCGGTGCTTGCTGTAGCCGTTGGTCTAATACTACTACTAATGGCCGTTGCGGCAGCTGTAACCGTAATTATTGTTTTCCTGTCGTCTACGTCAATACGAGAACCTACCATTACATAACCGCCGTAATCTGAACTGCTAAAAACGTCTATTTCTTGTTCGAACGTTTCTTTAATTTCTTCTGGCGCTTCGTTTACCGCTTGTACTATTTGTTCTTTCGCTTCGGTGGGTAGCTCGTCGAAATTGTCGTTATCTACTAGTTCTATTATTTCTTCTTCGGTTACTGGTTCATCGTCTAAAATTTCTTCTATATCTTCAATTATCTCTATATCTATTTCGGGGTCGTCTAAAAGTTCTTCTAAAAGTTCTATTTCTTCTTCTTCTAATTCATCTAATTGAGCTTCTGTTAAAACATCTTCGATACTAGTTTTTTCAATTTCTGTAACTTCTTCGGGTTCTTCTGGTTCGGGTTCTTCGCCTGGTTCATTATCCATAGCTGGTTCTTCTTGTTCTTCTTCACTTTCTTCTGGCCATTCTTCATCTTCGGGTATTTCTCCTATATCTATTTCGGGTAGATCGTCGGTTATGTCGAACCAGTCGTAATCGTCTAAATCTATGTCGTCTAGGTCGAAATCGTCGAATATGTTAGAATCGTCTAATGGGGGTTCTTCTATTATTACTACTGTTGGCGGTGGTGGTGGTTCTGGTGTTGTTGTCGGCGTCGTGGTGGGTGTGGGTATCACTGGCGGCGGTGTTGGGGTTGGCTGTGGTGTCGGCGTTGGAGTTGGGGTAGGTTCCGGTGTCGGTTCCGGTGTTGGTGTTTCTGTGGGGGTTAGGGTTGGTGTCGGTTCTGGTTCACTTGTGGGCGTTGGTTCCGGTTCGGTGGTGGGCGTTGGTTCGGGTTCGGTGGTGGGTGTTGGTTCGGTGGTTGGTGTCGGTTCGGGTTCTTCTTCTTCGTCGAAACTAGCTACGCCTTCAATATCCATAGAGTAAACGCCGTATTCTTCGTCGTAAACGTTGGCGTTAAGCCGGTAAGTGCCTGGCGCTAAATCGGTTATTTCTATGTATGAATCCCAACACATGCCGTTTACGTTGTGGCTTGCGCTGTCGTCGTCTTGAGCTATAAGCGTGTCTGTGTCGTCGTACAAATATAAATAAGGGTCTGCGGCGTACTCGTCGGTGCCGGTGCCTGTTCCGTGATCGTCGCAAGTAAGGCTCGTAAATGTGGTTACTTTAAGGGTAGTAGCTTCAGTAAACGTAAACGTTAAATCTATGCCGTTACCGTCGTCTACATCTACGGCACAATCCCATATACCATTATCGTTGGTGCATGTGACACTATTAGCGTACACTGGTGGCGCTAGCCATGTAAGCGCAATAAGTGTTAATAACAGTAGCCGGCTTATGGTTTGAAATATGCGCCTATTCTTCACCGTACATGTTTGCTAGTTCATGGTCACGGTTCTTACCGCTTAATAAACTACAGCTATTGTCGCCGGTGAAACGTGCCGCCAGATAGCCTTTTACTACTGATAGGGCGCTAGCCGCCCCTGCCCCTAAAACCAGTTTCCATTCTGCCACATTCATAGTAGCGATTTGATCTACCGCCAACATGCCGGCGCAACTCTGTATAAATGTGCTTACTACTCTCTCTAAAAGGTCTTTGTAGTCGATCATAAACCTAACGCCTTCCAACTATTGCGGCCGCAGTAGCCGTCTACTTTAAGCCCTCTAGATTTCTGAAACCTTTTTAGGGCCGCTATGGTCATAGAACCCGCTATACCGTCTATGCCTGGCTTCTTCGGGTTGCGTGAAACCCTGAAACCTAACGCCGTTAATTTCTGTTGCATCACTTTAACATGAGCGCCACGCGACCCACGTTTAACAAGTGGCATGGCTTTAGCGTCTGGCTGTTGGGGTTTCTCTGGTGCTTTAGCTCTAGTAAGGCTTTTAGTTTCTTTGCCCTCCATAGCTGGCGCCGGCCACCACCCATATTTACCGTTACCGACGTGGCCAAAACTTTGCATGTGCCAATTTTCGCTAGGTACGGTCTTGATAATGCCGTATTCTTTCGCTACTGCATGTAATGTAGCCCACGACAATTTACCAATAATGCGTAAATCAACGGCATAGGCGAAGCCATCTTCCTGTTCGAGATGCCAGCTACCCCTGTACTTTCCTTTAGGGCCGAACCGCCTATCGGGGTTGGCGGCAAGATTTCCGGTTCCGGCCCTGTAGCGTCGATATAGCTCTTTTTGTTGGGCGTACGTTCTACACCCGCTTACGATAGCTACCTTATTTTTTATGCGTGGGTCGTTAAAGAAATGTTCTAACCGTTCCACAAATTTAGGGTGCAATTCGGTTAAACGTACCCATTTACTAGTCGTTGGTAAATTACTCATGATGGCTCATCTGGAAAATCTACTATTAGCCCTATGGTAGCTGTGGCGGGTAAATCTCGTAGTGCCTGGCGGTAGGCGGCCCATTCTGCCTTTTTGGTTGCAGATAGTTGGTTATCGTCTAATTGTGTCCAATCGCTAGCGGCTAATAGGGTGTCTCTTTGCATGCGTAACCGTACCGTTAATTGGGCGTCGGTGGGTGCGTCTATTTTATCAAATGGGTATAACCCTATATCTATTTGTGCCATTACGTTATCGCCGATCTTTCATAGAAACCCGCTAAATACATAACATCGCCGGTAGTCCATGTAAAAGGGTTACTAGCGTTACAATTTCCTTGATATATAAACATACCTACGCCGGCGTTATACGCCTGCCACCACGGCACTAGCCACGCTGTTGTACCATCGTTATACCCGATGACAGTACCGCTGTGTAGAGCTGTGCCATAGTTGTAAAATATGGCGTTACCGCCAGGAAAATACGCTACGTCGGGGTTCATTTCTTGCACTGGCGCTTGTATCTCGAAATAACTTGTAGCGGCAGTAGTACTACCCCATGTCATCTCTAAAGAATAAAAAACGAGTTCGTTTACTTCTGCGTACTTTGCCTGAACGGTAGCGTTACCTATGGTTAGGTCGTTCCAAACTGGGGTCCATGCTTGCCAATCGCCAATACTGTTTAATTCTGCGGCGGTTAGAACGTCGCCGCTACTGAAATTAAAAGGGTTAGCCATAATTATTTATCCTAGTCTAAACGTGTCCAAATTACCGATATATGTACTATCTAGCTTAATACTCTGGTTATCTACTGCGCTTACTAAATCAAATTCTACCACCGTATTACTAGGCGTTGCGTGTATGTTCCGGCCCACGATCACGCATTTATAGGTTTTAGCGCTACTAGCGCCCTTAGGGGTAATAGTTGCTTCTGCATACGACCACAAACACGCGTCGCCGCTCAATAAATCAGTAAACGCCGTATTCTGACTACCGTTCGTAACATACGGTTCGATAGCTTCCACGCTGGTGGTTATACGTTGCGTAATAAAACTTACGTTGTTGTATCGTTTAGTCCACCATTCACCTATGTTTGTTTTCGCTGTTTGTGATGGGTCCGCCTGTGGAATTATTACGTTATTGTACGTTACTGATCGTATGCCGTTGTTTTGTTGGCTAGTCGTGTTGTTACTTACCACTACTGCGCCTGCGTCGCCCTGCGCCTGTATAGAGCTTTGGTTCACTAATTCGGCGCTATTAAATTGGGTACTGGCTCGCATTATAGGAAATTCGCCGGCGCTAGGGCTTGCCTTAAATACGTAGCGTTCAAACTTGTCCTGCCCGCCTACGGTTTCTTTCGTTAATTTACGGTTTATATAGAACGTGCCAAAATTCCATTTAAGAGTCCCGCCGCTACCTGTTGTGGATACGTTAGCTGGAAATGCGACGCCTGGCCCTGTCGGTAGTATCTGGTTATTTATGTAATCTCTGGCGGTGCCTGTTTCTAAACTTTTTAGCCCGCCTGTGTAGCCTATGTCTCTATCGTCGGCTGGTGCGGCTACGGTTATGTCGTTGTTTCCTCGTTCTACGCTCATTTCTGAATCGTTACTAGCGCCTACGCGTGGAAAAGAAACGCCGGTTATGGTGTCACCACCTGAACTATAGCCATTAACTACATCTAACATGAGCTGATCTAAAGCGGCGTAACGTATCGTGCCTAGTGTTACGCCGGTTACTTGATCTCTAGCCGCATATATAAAAGGGTCTGCCAAATTTAGCGTTACTGTTGCTTGGCCGCCGTCGTCGTTAAAAGCGATTTTCGTACACACCATGAAACACACATCGGAAGATAAGCTAGCGCCGCCTACTTCTGATTGTAGAACGAACTTAAATACGGCGTTAAACCATTCGTAGTTCTGCAAACTACCGCCGCCTTCGGGCGTTAAAGCGTTATCGTTATTATCTAACTGTAACGTGCCTCTACTTGAACCCATACGGCCTACTGGTGCGTCTTGCCTGATTTGGAACCCTAATGTACGGTCTTGCAAATCCGTAGTAACGACGCTCGAACCGTTTATTACAATGGCTTGTACTTTCCAACTGGTAGTGGCGCTCATCGTCTAACCGTGTTGGTGGTCGCTAATTGTAGGTTTCCTTCTTCACGCATATAGTTTTGTAACGCATGTACGACATCTTCGCCGCTAGCGCCTGGCGCCATATTTATAGTTATGTTGCCACCCATAGCGCCCATTTTCGATAACGGTATTACAGCTTCTGGGCCGGCTTCGCCTATTAGCGCCGCTGTTGGGCTGGTTACTATGCCGCCAGTAGCTAAAGGTGTTAATTCTGGTATCTTAAATTCTTTACCGGCTATTAGTGCGCCTACGCCTGTGTATTTCACCCAATCGGGTACAGTGAAACCAAACCCGCCTAATGTGTCGTTCCATAACTCTACTAACGTGTTGTACACCGTCTTAAAGGTTTCTACAACTACGTCTAATGCTGTGGATACTAAGCCACCTATAAAGTTTATAGGCGCCATTACTGCTTCTTTAATACCTTCGCCGAACGCTGTTGCTTGATCTTTAGCGTAACTACCCATGTTTACGAATACTCGGCCTATATCGCCGCCTAATTCAGCGAAGAAATTTATTACTGGTTCTATTGCTTTTTCGTAAAATAGGTCCGCTAGGGCGCTGGCACCGTCGCCGATAGCGGCCCCTATGTCCGCAAATGCCCCGCCTAAACCTTCTAATACTTCGCCACCAAACCGCAGTAACGCCGGTACTAGCTTTTCTGCGAGTTTGCCCGCTACTTTAACTATCGCCGGTATCGCTTCTTCAGCTAACCATTTAACTATCGTTGCCACTATTTTAGGTAGGTTTTTGATTAGATCGCCGATTACTGGCCCTATCCAATCAAGGAACGCGGCGGCCCATTCGCCTATTTTTTCTGCGGCTTTTGGTGCGGCGGTATGCGCTAACCAATCCCATATAGCGGCGGCCCATTCGCCTAACTTTTGTAGAATGCCTGGTATTAGTGGAACTATCCAATTAATGAACGCCGCCCCTAATTCCTGCAATTTTTTAAGAGCTTTAGGCGCTACGTCGATTATCCATTTAATAAACTTTTTACCTAGTTTGAGTAACGCTTTACCTATCTTTGGCGCCCATTGTTTAACTATGTTTATAAGTTTTTTACCGACTTTAGCTACTTGTTTGCCTAGCTCCTGAAATACGCCCTTAGCGCCTTTTTTGCCGAATATGTCTACGAGTTTTTGGCCGAATCCGGCTAGCTTGCCGATAACTTTAGATACTTTCATAGCGATAGGTATAAGTTTCTTACCTATTTCTATGGCGACGTTCTTAAAACGTGCTTTAAGTATGCGCATCTGGTTAGCCAGGCCGCCGCTGGTGCGCTCGAAATCTCCTAGCGCCCCTTGCTTGCCTAGTTCCTCCAAAATGAGCGCTTGGCGGGCCATGATTTTAGACCCTTCGCTTATTTCGCCGTTGGCGTCGGCTAATCCCATTTCTAACGCTTTAGCTTCTACTGCGGCGGCGTTAATTAAAATACCGATACTTTGTAACGGTTCGTTACTGCCTCGTAACCCTGCCTGTAGTTTCTCTAGGGCTTCTTCGGGTCGTAAATTGTTAAAGCTGGCGACGTCGGCGGCTACCGTTACCATTTCATCGGCGAACCCTGAAAGATCATCACCTGTTAGCCCGGCGGCTTTACCGAACACGCCGAACGAGCTAGCGGCGTCTAAAAATTCTGCTTGCGATAGTCCTACGGCGGTAGCGGCGCCTTTTGCGCTTGCTTCAATACTGGCGCTAGCGTCGCCGAAGATTTGCTGGGCTTTGCTTAATCCTTCTTCGAAATCTACCGCCAACATGGTGGCTTTAGCCCCTAAACCTGCTAGAGCTACACCGGCGGTGGCGCCTACTGACGCTACTTTTTTGCTGAAATCCGCTAACGAACTACCGGCATTACCTAACGCTTTCTTAAACTTTTTAGCGTCGCCGGCTATGAGAACGTTTATTACTGAACTACTGCGTTTTTTAGCCATTATTCGCTAACCGTTTTCTTTGCGTACCGCATGCCTTTATTTATGATCTGGTCTAAACCTTCTACATATATTGCGAATGCGTCGTCGGCTTTGTCGTTTAACGCGTCGTATAAAAAATTGGTTGGTTCTTGTCCTTTTCGGCCTCGTATTCGTGGCCTACCAAAATGGGTTACACCTGCATAGTTACCTATACGTTTATAGCCTGCCCTAACCCTAGACGCTGTTTTAGTACCAGATGGCCTAATACTGTCCATAAGGGTGCCTGTTTGTATAGGTGCTAATTGTCTGGCCCTATCTGCAACTACTTGGGCCATATCTAAATGTATGTCTTTAAGGTCGTCTATACCGCCTTCTATTTCGGTTAGCGCTTTACGTAGCTGGCGCCCACCTTCTATAGTTACTGCCGGTTTTCTAGAATCTTTTTTACCTATGGCCATTTTTTACCGTTTTCGCCTGCTGGCTTTTTCCTGTTCTTTAACGATGTCGTTATGTGCCGCTATGATCGCCCTAACTATGTAGGGGTCTAGCTGTAACAGTTCGGCAATACTTTGGCCGGTTACAAGCCCTAACCTTGCGATTGCATAGGCGGTACTTCTTCTACTAAAGGGTCTGGTTGGTCCTCAACTAACGTTATATCTTTAAGATCTGCTACCCACTCGTCGAACAGTTTAACTACGCGGCCTTGTTCTTTCGTGGCGGTCCACGCTAGCCAGGCTATGTGTTCTATGCTTGGATCTTGCGAAAATGCGCCACTTAGCGTTGTCTTAAATTCTCGTTCGAACGCGATAGCGGTTTTTAGTGATATAGCGACGGTGTAGGCGTCACCTTCTGGCGGCTCAATTTGTAGCCGTATGTCAGAGCCGAGCATGGTTAGCTCGTTGCTTTAGTAATAGCGCCGTTTATAGGCCAGGATACTGAAACTTGGCTTAAATCGCCTACGCTACCGTCTACTGGGCTGTATTCGCCCACGAAACACGACATCGTATACGATGGGTTCGTAGCTGAAACGCTAGCATCTACCGGCTTAACTACTACGGTAGTAGAGGTATTTACGAGAGCGTAAAGCGTGGCTTCGACTTTAGCCGCGGCGTAATCCTGATTAAATGTTATATCGAGAGTTCCACTTTCAAGCCCACCTGTGTAGGTGCGTGCTGTGTCTCCCATAGCCGTTGTCTCTATTGCGTCTGCTGATCTACTAATAGCGACGCTTGTAACGTGCGCTGAAAGATCAACCGAATTAATAACGACAGAGGCATTTGTCAATACTATGTCAGCCATATTCTATTTTTCCTTTGCTGTTTTAGGGTTAGGGTCTTTCAAATGCCCGCCTTCTATTAGGGCATCTATGTTTGCGCCGGCGAGCTGTTTAGCTGTCACCGTATCGCCTTTTTCGTGATTCGCTAGGTTGTCGCTTATCACTTCGTATTTACTCATGTTGCGGTTACCTCCACGTCGAGTTGAACCGCTAAAAAAACACTATCTGCGAAATTTAGCGGGCCATAATTAGTTGCACTTACCACTGTAACACTATTTGCCGTACCATCTAAGGTTTGATCGGCTTCTAATGCGGTAGGTACTGTTCCTAAAAAATCGTTTAACAATTCTTGGCTACTGGCGGTTTCGAACCGTTGAGAAACTACCACAATGTCAAACCGTAACGTTTTTAACGAATTGCTAACGGTCCCCATTGCTTCATGGTATGAAATTAAATTAGACGACGGCACTACAATAGCGCATGGCGGTGTAAGGAAATCGGGTACGGTGTCGTACACGCTTACGAACGCTTGCGGGCTACTTACTGCTTCGAGCCTGGTTTTTAGTTCAGCTCGTATTTCGTCATAATCCACGACTATGCCGCCGCTGGTAGCTTTAAGCCTCGTAGTAGGGCTATTACTTCTGGGTCTGTTCGACTTATGCGTACGAAACCTATATCTACGTTTCCGGCTTGAAATCCTAGCGGACTGCTACGCCGTTGGTACAGCCTGGCGGCTAACACTAACGCGCATTGCTTTACCTGATCGGGTACGGCCATGCCATAGCCCCAATAGGCTGTAATTTCTACTGTAGGCCTGCCGTATCTATCGCGTGGGAATACGTCACCGTCTACACGCTTTAGTACCCTGTACGGCGCTGTATTGCCGTTTAGAACGTAATCTGTGGTAATAGTTAACGTTGTTTCGTAGGTGCCGTTCATGTCGTCGTCGCATTTAACGATAAGGCCGGTTTTCTGGGCGATGTCGTCACAAAATACGGTGAAATCGTCGAACGGTATAAAGGTTTTAGCTGTTGCGCTACTAGGTACTTCGAACGTACGGCCACAAATACTTTCTATTTCCGCTTCTGCGGCGGCTATAGCGTTATCTATGGCGGTGTTTTCTGACGACGTGCTAGACGGTATGCCTAAATAGGTTTTTACAAGTGTCTGCGATGTCATGTAAGCCATTAGTTAGCTACTTCTTTTTGGCTGGTGCTTTTTTCGCTGGTGCCTTTTTCGCTGGTGCCTTTTCGGGTTTTTGTATCCTGCTAGCGGCTTGTTTTTCCCATAGTTCTTTGCTCATAAATTTGTCCAATCTTGAGAGGTGAGAGACGCCACCGGCTACCAGTGGCGCCCCTCAAGACTCAATTAAAAGCTAGGGGCTACCAATCCGGTCCCGCTGATAACAGACACACTGCCTGGATATCTTGAACCCATTGAAGCCGCGTAGTAGGCGTAGCTAACGTAAGAAAGCGTTAAGCTCATGCCGGCTGTTTCTTCCATGCGAACGAACGCTGGTTGGCCTGCATCTTCAAATAAGAGCAAGTCTGAACGGCGAACGACATAAACTTCATCTTCGTTACCGCCTGAACCGCTTGTAGTGGTTACTTTACCAGAGGTTACTACCGGAATACCGGCGATTTGTACGCCTGTGTTCCCATAGCCTGCCGCTGGTCCTGTACCCATCGCATTTTGCGGCACATTTGACTGGGGCAAAATAATTGGCCTGTTAGAGCTATCTAGTGCGGCATTCAGCCAGCCTAAACGTCTTGGGTGCATAATAATGAGATCAGCACCTAAGAAACGGTTAGAGTTTACCTGCTGTATAGCATCTTGCAATTTAGGCCAAAATTCGGCTACCGTCGGCGAACCGTCGGTATAAGTGATGCTGTTAGTTCCGCTTACGTTAGTAAGGCCTAAAAGGTTTGCGCCTGAACCGGAACCGGAAAGTATTTGATCTTCTAGCGTTGTTGCCATAGCTCCGGCCATATCGGCGGCGATAAGGGTATCTACTCCGCTACCGCGTTCAATTGCCTGGCGTGAAACTTGCTGACCTGCGGCGATGGTTTTAACGTCGAGCGTTAAAAGGGTGTCGTCGATGTCGGTTTCGGATACTGCCGCATTTTCTGTTTGAGCGGCGGCACTAGCGCCTGTAGTCACTCTTGAGATATTTATAGACATACCATCGGCGGGTAGTGGTAGCTTCGTGCATTCATTAGCTACTGGTTTACCTGCCCTTGCAAGTTCGGCGGCTAATTCTGTCAAATACTGCGGAATTACCATTCCGGAATAGTTTGCCACAGCTCCGTCGCGCTGTTCTACGGCCATTTCTTGCCGGTGGCGTCGTAAACGGTCTGTTGCGTCTATGTCGCCTGTTTGGCTGGCGTACATATCTGCAAAGAATGATGCGCTACGGTTCTCTTGAGCGTAGGTTAGGGGTTCTGAAATTACGGTTACGTTGCCTACTGCTCGTACTTCGCTGTCGTCGGTGGCGTTTACTTCTGCCCGCAATTTAGCGGCTTCAAGATTTGCTACCTGTACGGCGCGTAGCTCTGCGATACGTGTATCGAGTTCTTCGGCGCGTGTTGCAAGGTCTTTAAGGTTAGTATCTTCTGTTTCGGTAAGATCGCGTTCTTCTTCGGCGGCACGCGTAACTAATCCTGTTTGCGCTTCGCTGATTTCGGCCCGCTCCTCTACCAGTTGGTCTAGTAGTTTCATGGTTTTTTGTTTCTCCAAAATAGGTTTATTATTCCTGCTTCGGGTGCTGGTCGGGTGGCTTGATCGGGCCGGCGCTTCCAACGGCGCGTAGCTGTTGTGTTGATTTTATACTAAGCGTTAGGGCTTTACAAGTAAATGGCGCCATTTTGCTAAAAGCGGCGCTGTTTCGGGGTCGTCGGGGTCGTACGCTCGTACGCTTAACACTTTCGCATCGCTGTACGCCTGGCGCCCTGTTGTTATTAGGCCTACGTGGTCTAGTTTTGCTTCTAGGCGTGCTATTTGTTGCCTGCCGTTTACGGTGGTGGTTTTGTTGCGTATGGGGATAAACCCTACAGATAAGCCAGTAACCATACCTTCGGCGGCTAAAGTGCGGGCTTCTTCGCCTCGTGGGGTTGGCGCTAGCTTAAATTCGCCTATTAGGCCTTCTGCCGATTTTTCCCAACGTACCGACATACCTATAGGAAACGCCGCCGTATCGTGCTGTTCTAAAAGCGGTATATTCTGCCCACGCTCCGATATCGATTTATCAAAGGTAGAGCTGGTAAACGTTTCTATATATGAGTGATTATCGTAGGTTGTTTGGAACGGCGCTACTAATCCGGTTAAATAGTGGCCGTCGTCGGTGTCGCGTGCTTCTAAACCTGCAAATTCTATAGTTCGGGTTTCTATGTTCATAATGTAACCCCTATTGTTTCTTCTGTGGTGTCTGGTAAGTCCTCTAAGCGCCGTATTTCGTCTACGGTAAGCCACCCTGCCTCTAGTGCGATCTTGTGCGCCTCGTAGCGTTCTCTGCGGTCTGCTCGTTGGAAATCGTCGGTATCGAATAATGCGACCTGCCCGCGTGGTAGTAGGCCGCTAAACGCTTGCTCAATTCGGGACATATACCCGCGTAGCGTGAATAAAATAAAGTTTCTAGCGTCTTGCTGAACATTCGAATAGGTTTTACTGCTACTTATCGGCACTCCCACCATATGGGCGGGTACTCCGAAGATCGTACATATTTGCTCTGCGCTGAAACGTCTACTTTCTAATAGTTGTAGGTCGTCGGGGCTGAAACTTAACGGCTGGTAGCTTAAACCGCCTGATAACACGGCGGGCGATTTTTGCCGGCCTGCGTGGGCTTTAAGAAAAGCGTTTTTAAGTTCGGTAGCTTCTTCTTGTGAAAGTTCGCTAGGGCTGTTTATTACCCCGCTAGGGATACTGCCATTTACGTGCATTTCGCTAGCTGATTCATCACCGGCCAAAGATAGGCCTAATGTTCTGCGCTGTAACTGTAGGGGGCCGGCGCCGGTAATAGAACCTGGCGTGACGACACCCCCACGAATGTGCAAGATTTCCGACGTATCGTACTGCCTGCCATTGATTTGGTACGATATTGTCCCTGTTTGGTCCATTTGCACAGTTACAGCATCAGGGGATAACAAGATAGCGGTTTGGTAAAAATTAAAGCGGTCTGGGTTACCTAAAAGAAAGTAGGCGTTACCCCTAATTACTAACGAGCTTACGGCACTGGCTAGGGTTTCTACGCGTGTTTGGTTCGGGTCTGGTTGCCGTAAAATAGCGGGCGTCGGGTCTAATCTGGTGTCATCACGATACGCCCCAAATGGTAAAGACCCTATCGAATCGCTTATGAGCTGTACGCATCGGTACGCCGCTGGTATAGATAGCGTAGTTCCTTCGGTGATCGCTAAACCGCCTGTTAAGCTCTGCGGCGGTATGTACCTATCGGGCAACGTTAGCGTATTCGCCCTTGTCTGTCTGTTGAAAAGGCTATTAAAAATCATTGGCTGTTATTTTCAAGTGCGGCCCCCAATAGTATGGCTATAACACCTGCCGCCAGTAAACTGGCCGCAACGTTTAAGAGCATGTATGTACCCGCCACTATTGCGGCGGCTCCTGCTAATTCTATCGCTAACGCGACGTATTTAAGTTTTATCATAGTCTATAGTGTCTCACCCTTAGTGTATAGCCCCTTTAGGTTCTGGTGCTGTTAATCCTGCGACTAGTGCATACCTCGCTATCGTACACGCCACTAGGGGCGTTATATCTACGTTGCTTTTACGACTCCATGCCCATTGTTCGCCCAATTTGCGTTTCGTAGCTCCCTCTATAGCGGTTTGTAAACGAATATCGCCTAAATGCGCTATTGTGCCTTCTTCGACGGCATCGTAGAAACTGCCGCACGCCTGGCCATACTGGCGCATATTTATAGGAATAATAGATACCCCTTCGGCTTCAAGTTCACCTATTAACGAGCTAGCGGCGGCGCCTGAATCTATAACGAACGGCATACGCCATTTAACGTGTAGTTCTAAAATGCGGTCTTTTAACCACCCTATGCGGTTTTCTGATTCGATCACCTCAAGCGCTGTAAACGCTCCATTAATGCCAGCCGCTCCGATACTAGCGCGGTCCCTGTCGGGGCTTACATCTACGCCAAATACCAAATAGTTTTGTATTTGTACATCGTGCCGTATGAGCTTGTCCCATTTATCTGCGTCTATAACGGTTTGTGTTACAAGACTAGGCCATACGTTTAACCACTCTTGTGCGAATATCTGCGGGTCTGTTGTCTGTACAGCTTCTTGTACCGCTGGTAGGGTAACGCCTGCTTCTTCGCCTAATGTCGGTATAGCTTCGTACCATACGTTTTCGTCGAACATATCGAAATCGTCTTTGTAGGGTGTCCATTCGTGCCAACATAACGCGGGGCTTTTTTCATGCCCTAATTTACGGTAGTGTTGTAAAAGGGTGGAGTAGGGGCCGCCGGCGTTGCTCGTTATCCATAGCTGTGCGCTAGGTTTCGTCGCCATCGTCGGCTGAATGGCTGAAACTAACCGTAGATCGTGGGTTAATGCTTCATCTATGCAAGCCAAATCTACAGATAAGCCCCTAGCGCCTGTACTGTTCGGGGTAACTACACGGTAGCTACTGCCGTTGTTCATGTATAAGGCTTCTTGGCCGTTAGCCCTAACATACTTTTTTATGCGTTTCTTAAACGGCGTACCCATGAGTAGTTCTACATGCTCGTCAAATTTATGGCGGGCCTGGTTACGATCTTGGCTGGTGTAAATAGTCATAGTGCCAGATTTGAGTAGCTCTAACGCTATGCGAAATACTAAAAGCGTTGTTTTTCCATTCTGGCGGCCTACTGTTGCGCCGCAAGTGCGGTAAAAAAAATGGCCGTTATCGTCGAGTTCTAGCGCCGTGTTCGCTACTTCTTTCTGCCATTCAAACAACTCAAAGCCTAGATTTTCGGCTACTCGTTGTAGCATCGGCCCTTGTGTTTTACGCTTCGGGTTTCTCGGTGTCGCGTATCGTGCCGGTTTCATTAGTTCCTGTTTTCCTGCTATTAGATGGGTGCCGCCAATAATCCCAACACCTACTACATAAACCCCATTTTTCGGCTACGTTGTCGCACTCGATACAACGCCACCCCATTACTTCGATAGCTCCTTACTTAATTGTTCCCATACATCGCTGTCTGCCTCTACTCCTAGACGGTCTAAACATTGGAATAGCTGAACCGCTAAACCAGTAATTAGCCTGGCATCATAAACCCCTATTTCGCACTTGTCCCACGCATCTGCTATACCCCTAAGCGCCGACGCTAAAACGGCGTTAGCGTTCGGAATTGTAGCTAAAACAATTTCTGCGGCTTCACGGTGCCGGCCATTCTCTACCATTCGCGGGTACTCCTAATCTTCCTTCTTCTATTATTGCTTATTTTCGCCCCTTTAGAACAGTTACAGGCTAAACACGATGGGACCAGTTCACCGGCCCACAATTCTGGCGACGGTGCCGAACTAAGCGGCGGTACATGATCGGCGGTAGTAGCCGGTTTAACACGGCAATAAACGCACATTGGGCCGGTAGATAGGAGTACCTTTCGGGCTTGCTGATATTTGTAAGAATAACCACGCATTACGCTAAAAAACCGCCTTTCACCTGCAATAACAGGGTTTTACCCAAAATACTATTTTCTTCGGGGAGATTTTCTGCAT